AGGCATTGATACCATTACTAAAGAAAGACAGATTATAAGAAGTACTCGAAAAGATTTTAAAGAAAAAGTACAGATGCAACCTTTATTGTTTGCTGGTCTCTTGATGAGAGGCGGAATAATAAGTTACGACTCAAATGTTAAAACGGGCGGTACAGGAGCACGGTATCTAGGGATATCGGCTTCAAAACAGTACAGAGAAGATATTGTGCACATTTCATTACGCACAGTCTCTGTAAGTACCGGAGAAATTTTAATTGAAGTTCTAGTTACGAAACGTTTACTTTCCGTTGGAGTTTCGTCAGACCTATTTCGTTTTTACGAAGCAGGTACTGAACTAGTAGAGGTAGAGGTAGGGGCTACTGTAAATGAAAGCATGGCGATAGCTTTGCAGAAAGCAGTAGAAACAGCAGTCTACGAGACCATACAAGAAGGTAAAGTGAAAGGCTTCTGGGCTTTTCAAGAAGAGTAAAAAATGAAATATTCGGTACTTATTTTAGTACTGTTTGGGTTTGCACTAACGAGTCATGCTGCGGACAACCAAATCTATATTACTCAAACTAATGCTACTAATTCTCAGATTGATATAGAGCAGTTAGGTTCCGGTAATATAGTCGCGGATAACGCTAGTAATACTACTACTGTTGATGCTGCCATGAATATAAACGGTACGGGATTAAACTTTAACTTAGATCAGATAGGAAGTTCTAATAAGTTCTTGGCAGACCTAAATGGTAATGATGGAACTTACAACTTTACTTTTACTGGAAGCAGCAACGTATTTACGGGGCAGCTTAATTCTGCAGGTACTTACAATATGAATGATTTTACATTCACTAATGCTGTTACCGGTAGTAGTAATGCATTCACTGTAAATATAGCAGAAGACGCAGATGCCAACGACTCTGATATAGTTTGGGCTTTTGATGGCGCAGATAATATTGTGTTCTTTAACGCAGCTACTGACTATACCCACTCTAATTTATCAAGTTTATTTGGTAGTAGTGGAAGTGTAACAGGAGCTGATGCGGATAATATGAATCTTAACTGGAATGTAGATGGAGATGATAATGTATTTAAAGTAGCAATAAGCTCTCCTTTTGTTAACCAAGACTGGGATATCGATGGAGATAATAATACTCTAGATTATATTGGTATTGGAAATGCCAACGCTTCGAGCGATGCTACAGGGCATACTTCAACTATAAATATAACAGGAGACTACTGGGACGTAGACTTAATCCAACGATCTACAAATAACAATGATTGGGTTAATATAAATGCTTCAGGTAGTGGAACACAGGGAAGCCATGCGACACTTTGTATTGTTCAAAACGATTCTGGTTCTGCTGCTGGCTGTTAATGCCAACGCAACTCCTAATATTGGAAACGTTACTGAAGTAGAAGGTAGTGCTGCTGTATTTCGTAAAGAGTTACGAAGTGAAGCAGGGGTAGACTTCGGGATCGAAAGCTATGATGATGTTAGAACTGCACAAGGCAGAATAGCATTACAGTTTTTAGATGACTCTACCTTAAAACTTACAGAGCACTCTTCGATAGTTATTGATGAGTTTGTATACGATGCAAACCCTTCTAAGTCGAAGCTAGCTCTTAGTTTTGCTTCTGGCACTGCTAGATTTATAACAGGTGCTCTTGGAAAGATAGACAAAGAAAACATTAAGATTCGTACTCCTACAGCAGAGATAGCTATAAGGGGTACTGATTTTACAGCCACTGTCGATGAGATTGGTAGAACGTTGATAATACTTCTACCTAACGAATTGGGACTGACATCAGGAGAGATACTTGTTTCCTCTATGGGAGGCCAAGTATCATTAACAAAGCCTTATCAGGCTACTACTGTTTCTACAGCAGACACAGCTCCTTCAGAACCAAGGATTTTAGACATAACTCTTGCTTTGATTGACAATATGTTAATCGTATCGCCTCCGAAGGAAGTAGTTCCTGAAGAGGTAATAGAGCAAAATAAGAAGAAAGACTTGTTAGCTTTCGAAGAGTTGGATCAAGACTTGCTAGAAGACGAACTACAAGAAGACTTGCTCGAAGAGTTTCAAGAACTCGATATAGACTTTTTAAATGTTGACTTTCTACAAGACTTATTAGACAACTTTGACGATCTAGAAACAAAAGAAGAAGACTTTCTACAAGATAGTACAGCTTTTGAACTAGTGGGAACCTCTAAGGGGTTCGATGCTGACACACAATTCAATACTTTTTTACAGGAGGAATTTGTTGTGCTGTATAGACAAACAAACAATTCAGTTAGATTGGATCTTCAATCTACTTACGGTTATAATATCTTTTTCGAGGACGAAGGAAAGAGAAATAACATCATAATTAACAATGGCAGCGATGTCATTATCACGATTAAACAGCAATGAGAGTTTTACTACTACTTTTACTGCTGTTTCCTGCAACAGCACTCGCTGAGTACGACACGGATTTAATGTGTTTGGCTCAAAATATCTACCACGAAGCTCGATCACAGGCTTTAGCTGAAAAAATAGCTATTTCTCACGTTGTTTTGAACAGAGTAAAGCATAAAAACTATCCAGACACAGTGTGTGGGGTTATTTATCAAGCAAAACGTGTAGAAGACCGTGTAATTCGCAATAAATGCCAATTTTCTTGGTACTGTGACGGTAAACTAGACGATGCTACCGATAGAAAAGCATGGACAGAAAGCATAAATGCTGCTGCAGTTTCTTCTATAATCAATTTTGATATTACAGAAGGTGCTACGCACTACCATGCTAACTATGTTGATCCAAGTTGGGCTTCCAAACTTAAATTCACAGTGGCTATAGGCCGCCATAGGTTTTATAAATGAGATGGTTAGTAGGATTAGGGTTGATCGGGCTTTTAGTTGGAATTAAAAGCATAGATCCATACCCTGTTGAAGTGTTAAGATTGAAAACGTTTGACTACTTTATGTCAACTATCCCTACTACAGACTCTGATATTATAAACTTAGTATCTATAGACGATGAGAGCTTAAATAAGATTGGACAGTGGCCTTGGCCGCGTAATACTTTCTGTAGCTTACTCGGATCGAATGTTACAGGAATAACTGTTCTGTTTCCAGAGAAAGATAGATACGATACAGACAAAGACTTCTCAGATTGTATGGACTCTGTAGTAGTTGCTACAGCAGCGACAGACTCAAAGATTGGAGGCAAGCCTCCTCATGTTGGTACTGCTTCTATTGGAGAAGACCCTCTGCCTTATCTTACTCCTTTTGATGGCGTACTAAATAATGTAGAAGAGATAGAATCAAGCGCAGTAGGAAACGGAATAACTTCCACAGCTTACGAGCTTGACGGGCTAGTAAGAAGAGTGCCTTTAGTTTTCAATATAAATAGTACTCTGTACCCTTCTTTCTCCATGGAAATTCTTAGGAACCTGGCACAAGCCCCGTCATATGCGATAAAAACTAATAGTGTTGGTGTAGAAGCGTTACGAATAAAAAACTTTGATATTATAAAAACAGACTCGCAAGCACGAATATGGGTAAACTGGAACACTAACTTTAAAACTATTTCTGCTATGGAGTACTTTCAAAACCCGCAACCAAATGTTGCAACTATAATAGGAGTTACAGCAAAAGGAGCCAGTACACTCGTAGCGACACCCGCAGGGCTAAAAGCTCCTCATGAGATACAAGCAGCGGTACTCTCTACTCTAGTAACAGGGACAAATATATCCCGTCCTGAGTATGCAGAAGACTTAGAGATATTATCTTTAGTGATAGGACTTTTCGTACTTCTACTACTTAGTTTTAAAGTATACTTTTCTTTTCCTGCTCTTGTGGTTGCAATAGTAGGTTCTTACTGGTATGCATTTAATTTGTTTACTACTCAGCAGTTATTAGTAGACCCTTCTTATGGAATACTCGCTGCTTTGATTCTTTGGGCTGCATCTTCTTTTACAAATTACCTACGAGAGTTTAAACTCAAACAGCAGATAAAGAAACAATTTGAACACTACTTAGATCCGGGTATGGTAAAGAAACTACAAGATAACCCCAAACTTCTAAGACTAGGAGGCGAAAGACGTGAGATGACATTCTTGTTCTCAGACATAAGAGGCTTTACTCCAATATCTGAGAAGTTCAAAGAAGATCCAGAAGGCTTAGTAGAACTAATAAACATATTTCTAACGAATCAGTCAGACATAATTTTAAAACACGGTGGTACTATAGATAAGTTTATGGGAGACTGTATAATGGCATTTTGGAATGCGCCATTAGATGATCCAAACCATAGAGAGAATGCAATCAAAGCCGCTATCGAAATGAGAATAGCGTTAGAGGAGTTAAACGATGTTCTCAGGGCCGAAAGAAGCATTGAAATCAATACGGGAGTCGGAATCAATACTGGACCGTGTATTGTCGGTAATATGGGTTCTAGTAGTCGTTTCGACTATAGTGTTATCGGGGATGCAGTTAATCTTGCTGCTCGTCTAGAAAGTAGTTGCAAAACTTATGAAACGGATTTAATTATATCGGAGTACAGTCAAGTTGATGGGTACGAGTATACGTACTTAGACGATGCTTTGGTCAAAGGAAAGTCTGAACCAGTTAAAATATATACCATACAAAAATAGTTCTTGACAAAAACGTACTATTTTTGCTATAATACATACTAAATTTACGGTAGCAAAAGCGCCAGATAGGAGAAACCGATGAGTCCTGAGGATATGATGGAACAGCACGAGAAGCTTTGCGAAGAGCGAATGCAACATATCAAAGAGCGTCTCGATGCTGGTAGTAAGAAGATGAACCGTTTGGAAATGCAAATATGGGGAGTTTATGTAGTTGTTATACTTAGTGTAGCACTCCCACAGTTTATGGGGTAAAATAATGGAATGTAATAATCCTGATTGTGTTTGTGTAGAAAAAGACTGCACAGAAGAGAACTGTAAAAATAATGAGTGCCAATGCTGGCCACAGAATGTAGGAGAAGAAGAATGAAAATAGTAAGGAATGCGGGACGTGATTCTGCCAAATTTGATCTACAAGAAGATAATGGAGAAGTTGTAGGTAGTTTTGCTACTCGAGAAGAAGCAGAAGCTGCTGCAGGCGGTAAAGCTCCTAGAAAAGAAGAAGTAGCTCCTGAAGTTGTAGTTGAAGACGAAGGTGCTTACGCTGAAGACGAAATAGACGACTAAATGACTACTTCGGCTGAATACGCAGAATACGCAAGACTAGCATACTTTAATCCAGAAGACGGAGAAGCTGACTTTACAAAAGATAAAGTCTTTCTCAATTCTGATAATGCTGAAGGTTGGATCTTTAAGTTTCCCGATAAAGATGTTATTTCTTTGCGAGGAACTCAACCTGCTCAGTGGAAAGATGTGCTAGCAGATTTACGCTTTTGGAGAATTGATCCGGCAGGTTCGGGCGAAAAAATACACTCAGGCTTCTGGAGAGAAGCCTTTTCTTTACTTCCGGCAATCATAAGAAATACGGAAGAAGAAAAACCTGTAGCTGTAACAGGCCATAGCCTGGGCGGTGCAATGGCTGTTATAGTTGCGGGATTCTTAATGAAGATGGGGTATACCGTTACTGATTTATATACTTTTGGTCAGCCAAGAGTAGGAAATAAAAAGTTTGTACAAAGAGTAGAGGCAGGATGCAACTGGCAACGATTCGTAAACAATAACGATATCGTACCTTCTGTTCCTCCTACTTTTGGTTTTATGTTTAAGGACGGCGGAGAATTACAATATATAAATGCAGGAGGCAAGTGTATATCAAACTCTACTTGGACAGAAAGAACTAAAGATAGTGTTGCAGGGCGAGTCGACGCGTGGAAACAAAAGAAATTTTTTGACTCTTTTTCTGACCACGCAATCTGGCTTTACAGAGATCATTTAGAAGAAGATAAGTAAATGTTAGAAATTAGTAGATCGGATGTGGTGGGTACTGAACTCATGGAGTATCCAGCAGAAGATAGATTCATAAAGTTACCTGTAAGCCCTTATCTAGACTTATTAGGAATAAAACCTATAGCATCTCAGATAAGCGTTATCAATGCAATAAATAACCCTAAGTATCGATTTATTTGTGGCGCACTTTCTCGACGTCAGGGTAAAACGTATATTGCAAATATAATTGGTCAGCTTACAGTACTCATCCCCGGAAGTCATGTACTTTTAATGTCACCTAACTACTCTCTTTCCCAAATATCTTTTGACTTACAAAGAAACTTAATTAAGCACTTTGACTTAGAAGTAATTAGAGACAATGCAAAAGATAGAGTTATAGAACTATCTAATAATTCTACTATACGAATGGGATCTATCAATCAAGTAGATTCAGTAGTTGGTAGAAGTTACGATTTAATTATATTTGACGAAGCAGCATTAACAGATGGGCGAGATGCTTTCAACGTAGCACTCCGTCCTACACTCGATAAAGATAATAGTAAAGCATTATTTATATCAACTCCACGAGGCAGGAATAACTGGTTTGCAGAGTTCTTTTATAGAGGTTTTAACAATGAATTTCCAGATTGGTTATCCATAAAAGCCACCTATCATGAGAATCCTAGGTTTAGCGAACAAGATGTACTTGAAGCTCAAAAATCAATGTCTACCGCTGAATTTGCTCAAGAGTATTTAGCAGACTTCAATACTTATGAAGGACAGATTTGGAACTTTGATTATGAAAAATGTGTTACTAATATAGATCAATTCAAGCCCGATGGTATGGATGTGTTTGCAGGACTTGACGTAGGGTATAAAGATCCTACAGCATTTATTGTAATTGCATATGATTGGGATAAAGAAGAATATTTTGTACTCGATGAGT